AGGTCGCCTTTGCTTTAAAAAGCTTTGGTGAACAAATTGGTGGCATTAAGGAATCTATGGATTCCTTCAAAGATCTTCTTGAAAAGGGGGAGGGAAAGCTCAAAATAGAACATTCCTCTCCGACCTTGGATGATATGAAGGAAAAGATGGTCAATATGTCAGAATTCGCCGTCGTAGTGATTGTTGTTGTTGTGATAGTTGCTATGAAGCCTAAGACTCCGCTTGAGCGCGGTATGGCTTTTGTTGCGATCTCAGGTTTGTTGGTGACGCGCTTTGGTTTCCAGGAACTACTGCAGAGATGCGGTTTGTTGTCTTGGTTCCAGAATGCCTCGTCAGTTGATGAAACTCAGCCACAAGCTGGGATTTTCGGAGAAACAGATCTCGAAGAGATTACAACCATTGTGACTTCCTTTATCAACTTATACGTTGTCGGTCATGTTGGAAAGGAGATCCTTGATCCTAAGGAATTCTTAAAAGTGACAACTCAGTTGTCCAGAGCTACACCTACTGTTGCCAATATTACTAAAGGTATTGGATTGGTGATCTCATTTATTTCCCGTTGTGCTGGTAAAGCCATGGGGTGGGAACATTTTGGTCCTACTGGATATGAGTTCATTGATTCTTTCTTTAAGGAATCGCATGAGGTGATTGAAGCTTGGGCAAGCAAGGAGTTGTTCAACCGCGAAAGTTCCGTCGCGAGAGTGAAAGGTTTGATTCATTTTGGAGAAGACGTCATGTGTAAGTTGCCTATGTCAGGTAAACAAGCTAATGTCAGATTCTTGTTGATTCAACAGATTATGGAACTCAAAAAGATTAGAGATTCTCTCCTGTCTTCTGGGTACAAGTTTTCTGGTGTTCGAAGTGAACCAACTTCGTTGATGATGCGTGGTTCGCCAGGTGTTTTCAAATCCCAAGCCATGCAACATGTTGGTTTGGGTCTTTGTGCTCGCACATTGAATCCTGAAGACTTTAAGAAGTTTAAGGAGTCTCCAATGGCAGTCATCTATAACAGGCAACACGAAAGTGTTTACTGGGATGGATACACTGCCGACAAAAAGGTCATTCTCTTTGACGACTGTTTGCAGTGCAAAGATGTGGCCGGAACTCCTGACAATGAGGTCATGAATGTGATTCGTGCGCAGAACATTTTTGAGAATATCTTGCACATGGCCAATCTGAATGACAAGGGCACGACCCAATGTCGCCCGGATTTTATCCTAGCGACAACAAATATGATGAACATTCAGCTTGAGTCAATCCATGATGCAAGAGCGTTCACGCGCAGATTCGACTTAGTTGTCGACGTCTCACCTCGCCAAGAATATTGCGAGAACCCCAAAGCTAGCATTTTGGATCGGAAGTTCGATAGGTCGAAATTACCTCTTTGGACTGAAGAAGAATGTGCTGGTCATCCCGAAAGGGAGGGTCTTGCCGGGACTACCAAAGCCCACCCCTCTTTTTGTGAGTTTCATGTTCAGAAGTTAACGAGAGATGGACTCCAGTTTGAAGATGCTGGATATTCTCTCAATTTTGAACAACTCATGGACAGATTGATTGAAATCGATCATGTCAAGAAGGGTTGGGGCAAAGGTTTCCTTGCGGGACTCCAAGAAACCGTTTCCTCTCAGCGGAGAAAATACGAAGAGGAAAGTGTTCAACCAGAGAGCGGTCATGCCGAACCTCTGGAAGAAGACCCGAATCTTTGCCAATTGATTGATTCAATTCGTGCAATGAAACCGGATATGCCCATGGATCAGGTGCGCAGACGCGCCGAGATTATTCGTGACTGTTTTGAAGACAGTAACGCTGATCTCTACTTTGATACCTTGCGCAGACACGGATCTGATGGATGGCGTGCTAGAGATTTGTACGTCACCATTGTACCGCTTCAAGGACATCTCGTGATGGACCCCGGATCAGCTAGCTTTCAGCTTTTTGCTCCTGGTTTGTTGAAAGAGACTCCTTTTGAAAGGCAACTTTTATTGGAAGATGGGTTTGTTTACAATCCTGACAATCCTTTGAAACGTTCCATGCAGTACGTTGCACATTTGATTCAAATGTTTTGCCATGTTCCCGATGTCAATATTCGTGGCACTGCCGCTTTTCAAAGCCCCGTTCACAAGTTTAGTCTTTTTGCTGAAGCAATTGAGACGTACTTTAGGGACTATGAAGGCGATGTCATCGATTATATGTCTAGTGAAGTTTCTTTGGAATACTTCTCTTTGCATAGTTTGACAAACTTGATTGCTCATTTTGTTCTCTATCATATGAGGGCTGTGGGTGTCGAGGTGCAGGTTCTAGGAAGGGTGCTTTTCTTCAAGGATAGTCCTGTCTCGCAAGAGATTGTACGGATTGGAATTGAATTCAAGTATGGTCCTCCGCTTGCGCATGCTGGTGCATTGCAAGTTGGTTCGCATGTGGTCGATCTCACTCCACAGGTTGGATGGTCAGAAAATGGAGATCCTGATAATAGATATTCAGACTCCTCTGACTCTTCAGAAGGTTATGAGCCCATGTATCGTCTTTCGAGGAAGAATGCTGATTGGCTTGATTCGTTCAAGTTGTCGAATTATCTTCGATATGGTCTGTACGAAGCGATCATCCGAGCAGTTTTGCTGCAGGCGGAGATCAATGGGCAGATTGTTGACCCTGATGAGATTGTCGAGGCCCTAACTACCTTCGAATGGAATGAATGGCAGTTTGAGATGGATTGTAATGATCCAACTGATCCAGCTCCATTCGTTTTCCGAGTGTGGACTCGGATGAAGAAGAACGGTAAACGGAAAGTTTTCGGCGTATCTGAGGAAGATGTGAAGAGCTGG